GAACTTGTTCTGGTACTTGTTGATTGCCTTGATTAGTTCGGGTGTGATGTCAGGGTCGTAGCACGCTTGGTCTTGAATCCATTTGTTGAATGCCATAAACACCTCGATGGCGTCGATTACGTTAGCCTTCTTGTCGAGTTTCTCTATGGTAGACGACAGTTTCGACAGTTTGTCGGCAAGAGAGCCTATGGCTTCGGCATCCTCGCTCTTGTTTACATCCTCAATGAGTTTGTCTATCGCAAGGAGCAGTTTGTTTACCAGTTCCGGACGTGTTATGTTTTTGGCTGCCCGTGCCTCTTTCCATCCTCCGGCGGCGCACCATTTAGAGACCGACACGCGAGACACTCCGAGTTGGTCGGCTATCTCCGTGAGTTCCATGCCGGACATATACAGTGAACGTCCGAGCGATTTTTTGCGTTCAATATCAGCTTTGGTCATAATTTGGGAATACTAAATACGAAGCAAAGTTTGCCTTATTTATTGAGGTTGTAAAAAAAGTATGTAATGGTTGCATAGATGTGTGCAACCGTTGCATACTTCTTTTGATAATCCACTAAACTCATACAAATTTGCAACAGTTAATTGCATAAGCGCAAGAATATGAATAAAACGAAACGAGTAAGAATCAGCAACGAGAGTTTGAACAGTTACGGTACACGAGTACTAACTGCCGGCATGAACGTTGAGCAGTATAACCGCAACCCCGTGCTGCTGTATATGCACCAGCGAGGACAGGTTATCGGCTATGTGAAAGACCTGAGGGTTGAGGGCGATGAAGTGACGGGCGAACTAATGTTCGACGAAGCTACGGAGCTTAGCCAGCGTTGCAAGAAACAATGGGAGTTTGGCAGTCTTAAGATGGTGAGCGTAGGCATAGACATTCTGGAACTGAGTGAAGATGAAAAGTATCTGGTTCAGGGACAGACAAGTCCGACAGTTACCAAGAGCAAGCTGTTCGAGGTCTCGCTTGTAGACATTGGCGCAAACGACGATGCCATCGTGCTGCATAAGGACGGTGTGCAACTTTCATTAGGCAAGAATGCGGCAGACGTGTTGTCGCAACTGCATAGTAATAACAATCAAAAAACAAAACAGATGGATCAGGAAAAGTTGGCCCTTGTGTTGGGCTTGTCTAAAGATGCCGACGAAGCAACAATCACAGCGGCGTTGACAAAACTGAAGGCTGATGGTGCGGAGGTTGAAACCCTTCGCAAGGAATGTGACGCTTTGCGTACTGCGCGCATTGAGAGTATTGTATGTGCTGCCATTGCCGAGAAGAAGATTGGCGAAGAGAAAAAGCAGCAGTTCATTGAACTGGGCAAGAAAGTTGGTGCCGACGACTTGAAGATGACCTTCGAAGCAATGTCACCACAGATGAAACTCAGCGGCATTGTCGGAGTCCGTGGAGGTGTTCAGACTGGCGGTACTGCCGAGTATAAGAAACTTGGCGACGTGCCAAGTGAGGAACTGGCAAGACTGCGCGAACAGGACCCAGTCCAGTACAAGAGACTCTACAAGGCTGAGTATGGTATCGAATGTGAGATTTAGTTGAACTTTGAAAACAGAGAATTGAAATGAAAAGATTTTTATTGTTTATTGTAGCAGTTCTGGTGAACTGTGTGATGGGTGCTACCATTGCAGACATGGTAGGTATCAATCCAATGGTTGGTGCAGTGGGCATGAATGTTATTGCTGCATTCGTAGGGTATGCAGTACCATCAGGAAGTCTGTGCGCCGGTGTATATACCGAGATCTGGACAGGCGAACTTGTTAAGAAGTTGCGCGGCGGTCTTGAAGGCTCGTGGCTTGATGGCATTCCCGACAATTCGAGTATCGTGAACAACGACACGATTCACCTTGTGGATGTAGGTGTTGACCCTGACGTACTGATAAACAACACAACCTATCCTATACCTTTGCAGGCTCTTGATGATGCTGATATTGCCATCAGCCTTGACAAGTTTCAGACCAAGGTGACTCCTGTAACAGACGATGAGCTTTATGCTATCTCGTACGACAAGATGGCGCGTGTGAAGGAAAGCCATGGTAATGCCATCACAGATTCTAAGTTCCGAAAGGCTGCCCATGCATTGTGCGCACAGCAGAATTCTGATACCACACCTGTACTTGTTACCTCAGGTGAGCGTGATGCCAGCACGGGACGTATCAAGTTGTGCGTGCAGGACATTATCAACTTGAAGCGTGCGCTTGACAAGTTGGGAGTACCGGCAGAAAACCGCCGTCTTGTGTTGTGTACTGACCATGTGAATGACTTGCTTGAGACCAGTCAGGCGTTCAAGGAACAGTACAACATCAACCGCAACGATGGTACTGTAGGCAAACTGTTCGGCTTCAATATCTATGAGTTTGCCAACAACCCTCTGTACACCACAGCCGGAGTCAAGAAGAATGTGGGTGTAAGTGCAAGCACCGGCGAGTTCCAGTGCTCATTCGCCTTCTACGTTCCTCGCGTGTTCAAGGCAACCGGTTCAACCAAGATGTATTACAGCGAGGCTGCCAACGACCCTGAATATCAGCGAAACAAGATTAACTTCCGCCACATGTTCATCTGTATGCCTAAGAAGGCAGATGCAGGCGGCGTAATCAGAAGCGGATATCAGGCATCAGCCCTCCCAGAGGGATAAGTCTAACCATTAAAGAAGAATAGCAATGAAACTGATTGTAAAGACCAAGTTCCGTGACAAGGAAGACCATGTTACGGTATACGACCCAGACACAATTCTGGAAGTAAAAGACAAAGAGCGTGCTGCCGACCTTATTGAGCGCGGTTTGTGCGCCGAGTATAAGGGACGAAAGTCTGCATCTGTAACTCTTGGTGGCGACGAGTCAAAAGAGGAAGAGGATGAGCCAAAGGCTGATGTGACAGAGAAATCTGAAACTGAGGCTGAGACCGAGGAAAACGATTCTGAAGAGAAGGATGAGTAGAACCTTGAAATATCTTGTAATCCACTGCACAGCCACGCCGGAAGGCCGTGAGGTAAGCTCTGCTGAGATACGCCATTGGCACACAGACCCTGTGTCGAAGGGTGGGCGTGGCTGGAAGCAGGTGGGTTACACGGATATGATTCATCTTGACGGTCGTATAGAGCGGCTCGTGAAGAATAATGAAGACGCTAATGTGGACGACTGGGAGATAACCAACGGAGCAAGCGGCTACAATGCTGTAAGTCGGCATATCGTATATGTTGGCGGTGTTGATGCCTGCGATGTCCGAAAGGCGAAGGATACCAGAACGGCAGCACAGAAAGACGCAATGACGCGTTATGTGCTCGACTTCCACAAGCGTTTTCCGAGAGTGAGAATTGTTGGTCACCGTGAACTCGCGGCAAAGGCCTGTCCGGGTTTCGATGTTCAGAGGTGGCTGAAATCAATAGGCATCAATCAACAGTAACGGATATGGAACTCAGTGAAATCCTCAACGTGGTTCTTGGTGGCGGTCTTGTTGGTGCTCTTATCTCCATTGTGACTATTCGCAGTGCTCTTAAGAAGGCTCGTGCGGAGGCAGATAAGGCACAAGCCGATGCCGACACGGTGAAGATTACAAACACTGAGCAGGCTACCCGAATCTTGGTTGAGAATATTGTAAAACCTTTAACAGAAGAGCTTAATGAGACACGCAAGGAGATGGCTTCCATCAAGCGAGAAGTGGCACGTCTGCGCAAGACTATCGACAGTGCGAACAGTTGTCGCTACAATGCTGACTGTCCTGTTCTTGAGCGGATGCGCCTCACCTCGAAAGAGCATCAGACAGAGCACGGACAACGTGCTTCGCCGCACAGTAGACAGCGCAAGCGAATATGTGGAGACGGTGAAGACAATACCACTGACTGTGCCGAAGCAGGAAGTGACGATGAAGATAGCGACAGACAGCCTCCGTAGGCTTCCTGACGGTGCAACGTACAGCCGACGAAACGGCAGGGCAAGTGTTGAGATTGGGCGTATGTCTGCCACGGTATCAGAACCGGAATACATATATGTGTATGCCGCATGTGAC